CAACCAGAAGTAGGAGATGATCTTGCATCCCGACTTGTGGCCGCCTCACGAACGCAAGTCGGGACACAAGTCGGGACGGATACTTCTTTATTAAAACTAAACTATTCTAAACTCTCTGAAGAAATAAAAGAAGTCGCAGCCGAGGCTGCGGCGGAGCCTATGGACGCCCCGTCGAAGAAAGAAAAAGATTGCGGCCAAAAAGAAAGAAGGACCACCCCTCTTTTCGATGCTGTGAAGTGGCTTGCGACCATTGAGAATCCGTGGCGGGATCTGATGTCCGTTTGGCTGGAGTACAAGCGCACCCGCCGCGAAAGCTACCGCAGCGAGATCGGGGCCAAGAAGTGTTTTGCAATGCTTCGAAACCTCTCCGGCGACGATCCCTCGGTTGCGGCCGCCATTATCGACCGAAGCATCGCCAACAACTGGGCGGGATTGTTTCCGCTGCGAACAGGACAAACTCCGGTTTCTGCGCATGGCCAGCACCCCGGTCAGATCATCCAGCCGGCCGATGATGAGCGAACCCGAAGCCTGCTGGAAAAGTTCGGCCGCAAATGGAATGTGGGACAATGACCTCTTTACGCAAACATCGACGGGGGTATCTTCACCCGACAAAAATAGCACGCCGTATGGACAACCTCACCTCGCTTATCGACCGACTTTCCCAAGAGAGACGTATCGTCGTCCGCCAGCCGCATAACCTCTCGTGGGGCGACCGCGAATACTGTGAAGGGCTGTTCTGCGAAGTGTTCCGGCGTGTGGATCAGTCGATCAGCCGTTACCAGCATCTGCCGGAGTATGCCGATGTGGTCGATTGGATGACGGCTACTGCCGGGCGCGGGCTGCTGCTCTACGGCGACTGCGGACGCGGCAAGAGCATCATCCTCACGGGTGTCGTTCCCGTCTTGCTGGCGATGAAAGGCTGCCACTCGCTGCCGATCCATGCCGACGATTTCCAGAAACCCTACGACTTTGCCGCCGCCACCGCCGGCTATGATCCGATGATGTCGAATCTCGACTATCTGACCCGCACGGCCTATCCGATTATCGACGAGTTGGGTGTCGAGCCGTTAGTGAACGACTACGGCGAAAAATACGAAGGCTTCAATCGGATCATCAATGCTGCCGAACGCTACCTACGGCCGTTGTTCCTCTCGACCAACCTCACCCGTGAGCAACTGCTCCGCCGCTACGGGGAGCGGACTTTCGACCGCCTGATCCGCCTGTGTCGGGTGGTGGAGTTTCGGGGCGAGAGCCTGCGCTGACAATCAAAAAACGAAGAGATATGAAACTGCAACGAGTAATTCATCATTTGGAGGACGGCCGCCGCAAATATGTCACCCATAACGGCGAGATGGAGAAGTGGACGGAGCCCGAGATCGAAAACCTCCGCCGCAATACGGAACGATATGGTCCGGCAGCCTATACCGCCGATTTCGCCAAGTACGGCATCTCCGCGCGGGAACTGCGTGAACGCTATCCCGATGCGAAGATTGTCCGTATCGTCGGCTTCGAAACCGAGGACCACGACCTGCCGCTCGATCCCGATATCATCTTCTGACTATGCCGACGCTCAAGAAAACCTGCCGCCGGCCGTGGCAGCCGAAGCACGATCTGCAATCGGGCCGCAGACACTCCAATACGGAGTTCTACCGCTCGACGGCGTGGCGTAAACTCCGCGCCGTGAAGTTGGAGCAACAGCCGCTCTGCGAAGAGTGCCTGAAGCACGGCCGACATACTCCGGCACAGATAGTCGACCATATCGTTCCGATCAACGAGGGCGGAGCGTCGCTCGATCTTGTAAATCTTCAGAGCCTTTGCCACGCCTGTCACAACCGGAAGTCGGGGCGGGAACGCCATCGGAGAAAACCCTAACCAAAATAGAATGCCTATGATATAAGCCAATGCCGACGGATGCGGAGCGAGTGGTTGCAATCAGTCAAAAGGCAAATGGAACGCTCCGCATCCGTCCTTTTATGCGATGAGAACAACCCTCAAACTGAACGAAATAATCGCCGAGTGGATTTCGGAATGCGATATCCTGCCCTCGACCAAACGGGACTATGCGCGCAAGATCGCGCTGTGGTTCCGGTGGCTGTCGGCACGGAATCTCGATACCCGCTCTCCGGAACGCCGCCATGTATTGGAGTATAAACAGCAGCTTCAGGTTGAAGGCAAGAGTGTTTACACTATAAACAGCCTTGTGACGATCCTGAAACTCTTCTACGGATTCTGCGAACGACACGGATACTACGACAATATCGCCTCTGGCATCAAAAGTAGCAAACGTCATACGGAGTACTGCAAGCTGCCACTCACGGCGGAGCAGGCGTTCCGGCTGTTGGACAGCATCGACACCGGAACCATAATCGGTCGCCGCGACCGGCTGATGATCTCGCTGATGTTATTCAATGGCCTGCGCACCTGCGAGGTGGAGCGCATCGATATCGGGGACTTCTCGAAGCGCGAAGGCGAGCCGATACTCTATATCCAGCGCAAAGGCCGCACGGACAAGAACGAAATCGTCGTGCTGCATCCTTCCACGGTCGAGTGGCTGGAGGAGTATATCGCCGACCGGAATTTTCACGCAGAGGATCCGCTCTTCATCTCCCACAAGCGCAGGTGTGACAACCGGCTGGTCCGGCAGACTATCGGGCGGATCGTGAAGCAGCGGCTGGCTCGGATCGGTATCAGCCATCCTAAGATATCGGCGCACTCGCTGCGGCACACGTTCGGGGCGCTTATGGTCGAGCAGGGGGTCGATATCGAAACAATCAAAGATATGATGGGACACTCGGATACCAAGACCACCCGCATCTATATCGAGATGGCCCAGCAACGAAAGCTGCTGCACCATTCCCCGGCGAAGGGTGTTGCAGAGCTGATTTTAAATAACGGGCAGAATTGATGAGTATGATTGAAGTACAGTAGATTAATGAATCTCGCTAACTGTTTAACACGTAAATAATTGGCATTTTTCGCAACCCTTTGAAATCCAGCGTATGAATATCAAAGAGTTACGTGAGCAAGGTAGTACCGTCGGCGCAAGCGGACAAAGGTCGATACGGCAAGGGATAGGGGTCGAGATTCCTTACAGCCCTGCAAAAAGTAATCGCACCCCTCCTTTCGTTTACGCGCGTGCAAAATTGGGCAAATAAGAATTTGAATACGATGGCAAAAGGACGAAAAAAAATCCCAGATGCATTGAAATCCTTACGAGGAACGGATCAACCGTGCCGACTTGAAGACAACCTTACTCCGACAGCTTCCGCTTTGGTTTCGATTCCGCAATCCGGATTGAAGGGCACGGCAAAAAAAGTGTTCGAGGTTGTGGCGATGGAATTAATCCATAACCGACTGCTGGATGTGGTCGGTGTCGATTTGGTTGTCGCCTATGCACGAGAGATCGGACTCTATCATGATATGATGCGGGAGTTGGAGAAAAAAGGGTATACCATCGATGTGGAGACGAAGTTCGGAACAATGACTGTCATTAACCCCAAGCGCAAAATTGCCGAGAGTGCTTTCAGCCATGCTCAATCGCTGGCCGTAGAGTTTGGGCTCACCCCGGCGAGCCGCAGCCGTGTTGCGTCACTTCTGTCGGACGAGGGGCCGAAAGATGACTTTGCAGAGTTCGAAGAAGTGAAATGAAGATGCCTTCCACAAAGAAATATTCTGCGGAGATATATGCCGAGCAAGTGCTCGGCGGAGCGATACTCGTCTGCGAATATGTCCGGCTTGCGGTTCAACGCTACTACACCGACCTCGACAATGCTCTCGACCGGGGCTGGTACTTCGATCGCAAGTCTGCTATGCGTGCTATCAACTTCATCGAGCGACTGAAGCACACCAAAGGTGAGTGGGCCGGACAGCGGTTCCGGTTGGAGCCTTGGCAGCAGTTTGTTCTTTGGAATATCTTTGGATGGAAGTTGGCTGACGGCACACGGCGCTTCCGTTATGCCTACATCGAGATCGCTCGCAAGAATGGTAAAACGGCTTTGTCTGCCGGCATCGGTCTGTATATGCTTTTCGCCGATGGTGAAGCACGGCCGGAGGTCTATTCGGCAGCAACGGTCAAGGACCAAGCGAAAATCTGCTTCGCGGATGCTGTGGCGATTGTCAAGGCCACCGACTTGAAGAACTATCTCACCCCTTACCGCAACTCCATCGTCTATGAGTTGAAGGGCGGCACGATGAAACCGCTCTCCTCGGACTACGGCACGCACGACGGTCTGAATCCCTCGTGCGGCATCATCGATGAGTTTCATGCCCACAAGGATTCCGGGATGTTCGACGTGATCAAGTCGGCCTTCGGCGCACGACGGCAGCCGTTGCTATTCATCATCACCACAGCGGGCTTCAACAAATCGGGAGCCTGCTACGCCTACCGGGACAATGTGATCAAAGTCCTGCGCGGTGTGAACGAGGACGATTCGCTGTTCGGAATTATCTATACACTCGACTCGAAGGAGGAGTGGGACGATCCGAAGATGTGGATCAAGTCGAATCCCAACCTCGGCGTGTCACTCTCGGCCGACTACCTTGCCGACCAAGTAAAGGACGCCAAGAACCGTCCGGAAGCCGTGCGTAACGTAATGACCAAGAACGTGAACTTGTGGGTCGATGCCGAAAAGACATGGATACTGGACGACGTGTGGATGCAATGCGTGGGGACGACGGCTCCCGCCGACCTGAAAGGCTGCGCCTGCTGGGGAGGTCTCGACCTTTCGAACGTCTCGGACGTCACGGCCTATGTGCTGCTCTTCCACGAGAACGACCGTTTTCAACTGCTTCCGCACTTCTGGATACCGGAAGAGAAGATGCTGGAGAAGATCCGCAAGGAGAATATCAACTACGACAAATGGGTGGCCGAAGGTTATGTGACCGCCACAACCGGCAACGTGATCGACTATGATTTCGTGAAGGCGGATATTCTGCGCATCGTTGCCGATTACGATCTACGCGCCTCTGCCTATGACCGTTGGAACTCCTCGCAGACGATCATTAACCTGCAGAACGAGGGGATGACGTTCAACCCTTTCGGGCAGGGCTACGGATCGATGTCGGCCCCGACAAAGGAGTTCGAAAAGGCAGTTCTGACCGGAAAGGTAGAGCACTTCGGCAATCCCGTACTGCGTTGGATGCTGGCTTCGACTGTTGTCAAGACCGATCCGGCCGGAAATATCAAACCCGACAAGGAGAAGTCAGTGCAGAAGATCGACGGCATCGTCGCCGCGATCATGGCGCTGGGCGAGTGGATGACAGCACAAGCCGAGGATGATGCGAACCCTTACGAACTACGTGGACTATTAACTTTAAATTGAGATAGCTATGAGCAGAAAAATGAATCGCAAGCAATACAAGCGTTACCACTCGCCGGTCATCACTGCCGAGCGCGAAAAAGTCGAAGCAGAATTGGCTGCGATGGATCCGCTGTCGCCGGAAGTGAGGCATTTTCTCTCCTTCGAGGGTTTCGCTGAACTGTACCTCCGCATGCGCGACCTCTATCCCACGCAATTGGAAGCCTATGAACGGATAGAGGATTTCTACATTACGATTACCGGTAGGCGCAGGTATTCGGAGTTCAGTTCGTTCCGCAGAGTGTTGAATCGGATGCGAAAAAGAAAAGAGGCTTGATTGCCTTGCAACCAAACCTCCCGATGTAATGACTTAATCTTCGCTTTTAATTCAATCTTCGTATCGTCTTTTTATCAGAGACGTCTCCGCTGAATAAATCCCACGAGACAAACCTTCTACAATTTCTTGTAGTGGCTTTGTGTTCGGATAACCATGAACTCATGATCACGCGAGATTTCAGCTAAAAAAAAGTCACGTTAACAACATAATAATCTTTATTTTCATAAAGTTTAAAAGTTTAATGTTAATCCGTTGAAAGCATATCCTTCTCCGGCCTCTCAACGTACATCTCTTTAAAACACCCTCCTCGTATGCCGGAATATTTATAGGGTATTTGTAAAGATACGTCTTTTATTGAGACAATGTATTGCTTCGTGAGAGTTTTTCATTGTACGTTTGCCGCAAAGCAGATTTTATGAAGTGGTTTTCTTTTTTGCGGGGCGGCGAGCGGCGCGACTTGACGGCAGCCGAATTCGAAGCGGCAGTCAACCGAGTGATTTCGGCCGACACGGTAGCCGATGCAGTCGGGCAGCCGTGCATCTCCGAAGAGGGTGCGCTGAACCTCACAGCGGTCTGGGCCTGCGTGCGGATCCTCTCCGAGACGGTCGGAACGCTGCCCATGCATCTCTATCGCCGGACGCCGAAAGGCCGCGAGCGGCAGTACGACCACCCGTGTCATCAGCTTGTTCAGATTCCCAATTCGTACTCCACACGCTTCGATTTGATGCACCACCTGATGGTTTCGTGCGCCTTGTGGGGTAACGGTTATGCGCGCATCTTCCGGGACAAATACTACCGTCCCGTGCGATTGAAACTCCTGCATCCCTCCCGCATCGAGCCGATCCTCAATGACAGCGATGAACTCTTCTACCGGTTGGACTCCGGCGAGCTGCTTCCGAACGAGGATGTCATCCACTTGCGGGGTCTCTCTACCAACGGCTACAAGGGCAAGAGTCCGATTGCCGTCCACCGGGACAACCTCGAACTCTCCGTATCAGCACAGATTTATGGCAAACGCTTCTTCGATCAGGGCGGGAATATGTCGGGCGTGTTCAAATACCCCTCATTGCTCAAGCCCGAAGCCTACCAGCGACTCAAGAAAGACCTGTTAGCCCAATCGGTCGGACTGCATAATGCCCATGTTCCGCTCTTGTTAGAAGGCGGCATGACCTACGAGCGAATCTCCATCCCCCCGGAAGATGCGCAATTCATCGCCACCCGTAAATTTCAAAAAACAGAGATCGCCACGATCTACGGCGTACCTCCGCATATGATCGCAGACTTGGAGCGGGCGACGAACAACAACATCGAGCATCAGGGAATGGAGTTCGTGCAGTATTGTCTGATGCCATACCTTGTGCGTATCGAGGAGGAGTTCAACCGCAAGCTGCTTCGCGAGGATGAGTTTGAGGAGTATTACTTTCTGTTCGGACTGAACGGTCTACTGCGCGGTGATGCCAAGACCCGCTCGGAATACTACAAGAACATGAACATCGTGGGTGCGATGTCAGCCAATGAAATCCGCTCACTCGAAGATATGAACCGGTACGAAGGCGGGGACGAATACTTCGTTCAGATGAATATGCAAACAGTAAATACTGCTATACATGGAAAAGAGAAAATCAAGCAATAACGAGATCGAGGTTCGGTGCATCGTTTCCGATCTTCGGATCGAGCAGCGGGACGAAGCAGCCCCCAGCCGGACGATTGCAGGCTATGCCGCGAAGTTCGAGTGCTGGAGCGACCCGATTATGGGATGGTTCCGGGAGAAAATCGCACGGGGTGCGTTCGACGACTGCGACCTACAGGATGTGATCATGTGCTTCAACCATCGGGACGACGCGATCCTCTCACGGACGGCGAGCGGCACGCTTCAACTGTCGGTGGACAACATCGGTCTGCGCTTTTCGTTCGAGGCTCCGAACACGACACTCGGCAATGATATGTTGGAGCTGGTGCGTCGGAGAGATGTCTCGAAATGCTCGTTCCGCTTCGGCGTCGAGCAGGACGAGTGGGCGTATGCCGACGAGCAAAACGGACTGGAGATGGACGAGCGGACGATTCATAAATTCTCGCGCGTGGTGGATGTGGCATTGGTCGTGTTCCCTGCCTATCGGGATACTGAGGCTTCTGTACGCCATCTGGAAAAGCGCAAGGCTGATTTTCTGCGTTCGCTACAGAATAATGCTGAAAAAACCCAACTAATGCCGATTGAATCGCAACCTCATATAGACCATACGACAGCAAATTGCCTGTTGCGAGATCGATTTGTGACCATCTTAAGACTCAAAAGCTAACAGCTTCATGGAGCACATATATCTCATCAACATCTTAATCTGCGATAATTATAGATAGACTCTTATTATTTTTTAGATTTAAATAACTTGTCTTGAAAATACAGGTATGCTTTTATTCACTATCTTTGCAATGTGAATAACGATCTCTTACCTAATCAAAAAAATGAATCTCCCGTATCTTATGCATTAAGGCTGGGAGAAAAATACATGTCTACTGTTTCCAATGTATCTAAAAAGGGGAAAGGACAATTTTTTACACCGATTGAGATCGCGCAGTTTATGAGCGATCAAATATCTGTTGAGAAAAAGGATATTTCAATTTTAGATCCTGGTTGCGGTACCTGTGTATTGTCGTGCGCCTTGATAGAACGCTTGATTAAACAGCAT